AGACGATGGCTTTGCCGAGGAAGGCGGGGAACTCTTGTTCGCATTTCTCTTTCAAAGTTTCTACGTGTTTCTCGATGTCTACAGCATGTAATCCTTCGGAAACAAGCAATTCTTCGAGTTCACTTCCCAACCCCTCCAACTGGAATTGCCCGACGTTACGAACCATGAGGGTTAGGGCGTCACTCAACCCCAGTTGGTCATCCTCAGAAAACACCGTGTTTAGTATGAGGGACTTCATCGGTTCGTAGTCATCCTCTCCGGCATCAAAGATGGACTCTCGGATATTGGGAGCAAGGACGGAGACCACTCGTTCGACCGCGAGTTTCAAGTCGGAGGGCTGGTAAGTGTATGACTTCTTCACTTCCCCGTCCCCACCGAGGGAGGGAGGCTGAGGAGAACCGACGCTTCCAGGTCTCTCAGGCGGCTTCTTTCCGAATGGTTGTGCCTGAACTTCAGGTTTCTTGGCTTCGGCAGGAGGTTTCTCAGGCATGGAAATCGTAAAGAGACCGTCTTGGATGGCTTGTAGTCTCGCTTCCTCAGGGGAAATTGCTTCCATCTCGCGGTACTGGTTCATGGCAGTCGCGTTCGCAAGTCTCGCCCGTCCGAGCATGGAGAGTCTTTCTCCGTCGGTGTCGATGAAATCGAATTGGAGATTGGAGGGCAGGAAACTTTCTACAAAATACTTGATCTTCGCTTTGACCCTTGCTTTACCTGTCCTATTTGTCTTCTGTTCACCCCGGATGGAACCTGCCAGCGTTTCCCCAGACGAGGAGGCGGAGGCTACCCCGATGTCACCTAAGTTCATCCCGTACCCCGCACACACTAACGAAGCGTACTTGAGGGTGATGCGGTCGTACATGATGTCGTTAGGGGCTTTGCCCAGAGAGATAAATTCCACTTTTCCAGTGTGTTCCGCGAGGACTGGAATCTTGAAAGCATCGGCAGAACCAACACCAGTGACGGCGGAACGGAAACTCTTGATCCATGTATTCGCGTCCTCCCACGTAATGTCGCCTAAGTCGAAGACTCCGGCAGGAGGAATGTCCAAGAGTAAATTGGCGTAGTAGGTATCGCCCCGAATGAGCATTTCCATTGCAAGGAAGATGCGCTCAGGCGGAGCAACTCCCCACCCCTTTTTTTCGATTTCCGGTCGGGGGTTCATATACATTCTGGCGACGGCGTGTTGAGGAAAGACGGCTTGCAGACCGTTGTAGTATTGGAGGACAGGGAAGTCCTTGTTGTTGGTTGGGTAGCACGTTCCCCCGTCCATCGGTTCCAGCCACATCACGCGCCCGTCAGGAGAGTCGCCTTTTCTGCCGACTTCCCAAGCAGAACCAAAAGGTAAGTCCAGAAGGTCTTCAAGCGACCATTCCAAGAATCCCACCCAGTCCAGTCCCGATTCTCCACCGCGCCGCAGGAGTCGTTCGTACCAGTCAATTGTGCCTTTCAGTTCGTCGCGCTGGTCGGACTTACGGGGAGTGATCTTCCAATCCAGATCGGAGATGTTGGAGGTCATCGTCTCTTTGCAGGTGACGGCAATCGGCTGACGCTTCACCCAGTATCGCCACTGGTCAGGGGTGAGGGTGGAAGGTTGAGACCACGAAGGGATTATCCTCGCGAAGTAGGCTTCCGAGATGGGGATACTCCGCTGACCCGACTCTTTGGAGGGGACAGGGAGATTTGCGACATTTGCGATTTCAGCCATACTTCTCCTTACACCGTTACTAACTTTCCGTCAGTTAGATAACCATGCCATGTGGCGGGTTCGTTTCTACCTTTACCCCAATGCAAGATTGACGGGGTAAGGCTTGGGGATTCTGCGCTTCCGTTCCAATTCCAGGGTTTATGCGTAATGACTCTATCCACAGGCAATTGTTCTCCTTCTTTGAGAATTGGCAAAATACAACTGCCCCAATCGCCTTCATGCAAACGAATACCAATGTAATCTCCGTTATTGATGAAGCACCAATCGCCTACTTGTAATTCGTCAAAATCATTTTTCAGCATGGTTTCCTATATCATTACGAAGGGCATCTTTGCCCAACGTTTCGCTGGATTTAGCACAAACATTCCACTCGTCACTGAGGTCACGCGGTCGTCATGCTGAATTTGCGTGAACCCGTCCACTTGAGCGAGGAAACCTTCGTTCCATGAACCTTTGTAGAGCCACATGCGTCCCTCTGCCGCCGTCCCGAACCAGTGAGTGTTCGCCGCCAGAACCCTATCTCCAACTTTCCTCACATCGACTTCTGAAACTTTGTGAGCGTGGAGTTCGGGGTTACGCTCGTCCTTGAAAGCCGCCGAGACTGCCGCGACCTGATTCTTGCCCGCCCCTCCGGGGTCTTGGTCGATGAAGACTTCGACGTAAGGAGAGTCGTGGACAGCAGTGTTCTTGATGACAGTCAGCAACTTCTCCCACTCCCAGAAGCCTGAGATTTGATGCTCCAAGAGGAAGTGTGGCATCTTCTCCTGTCCCTGAGCGATCAGGTTTCCGTAGAGGGAGAACCAGTCGGGGTTGTCGGCGGGAATGAACTTGATGAGGAGCGAACCAACCGACTCGTCCGGGTCATCCTTCGCGGTCTTCTTTTCAGAAGCGGCAGTGTCCCACGAACGGATTTTCTTGATGATGTTCCGAGGCAGACTGGTGACGATGCGGTTATCGAACCACTTCCTGTCACCGATCTTGCCGCCCTCATTGGCGAACTCACCGTCCACTTCCTGAGCGCGGAGGTATCCTGACGGATAGGCGGTCAGGATGGAAGCATACGTATCTGGCGTGAGATGATTCTTGTTATCCTCAACCGTTCCGTGAAAAGACTCTATTAAAATTCTACCTTTTGTTGCAGTTTCTTCAAACGCGGCTTTTGCTTCCTCAGGAATCTCCTGTTTTATGAAAAACTTATACATCCAGTGTTCCATAGGCTTAGGAGTAGCCGTCGCCCACGACTGGGGTTCATCTCCAATGCGAACAGAAGCACAGGCAATTCTCCAACCCAAACCTGTCGGGTCGCGCCCTGCCTCGTCATACCACAACCAGTTAACACTAGCACCGCGCGCGGAGTCGGGGTTCTTCAACCCCTTGCAGTACATTTTCGCGCCATTGTTGAAGGCGATGACGAAGGGCTGGTGAGGTTCCCACGAATCTCTCCCCCTGTACTTGTGGGCAACGATGACCTGATTCCAGGGAATCCAAAGTTTGAGTTCCTGCCATGTGGAGTATTTGAAATTTTCAAAATCGGGGTTGATGACAACACCGCTCTCCCCCTGCTGGATTTTCCTGAGTGCCTTTTGCGCCCCTGCGCCTGTCTTACCCGAACCGCGCGACCCGTAGAAAAGAGCGTAACGGGCAGTAGAGTCAATGAAACCTTTTTGGGGTTCGGACGGTTCGTAGTGCTTTCCGTCTTTTTTTACGAAGTACCCATTCTTGTCTACCGGAAACTGGATGTCCTTCTTTTCCTCCGCCAGTTTACGGATGTCCTCAGGTAAACTTATGTTTCTTGCTTTTAGTTCGTTGATAGCGAGGAGGAGTTTTTGTTGCTCTATCTCGCTTAGAGGCTTACGTGTTACTAGGTTGGGCAATTACTTTTCTTCGTTCGTCTCCGCATCCACAACATCCTCTGTGGCAGAACTGCGCTCCATGAGTTCTCGAATGGTCTCCATAAGGTTCTCGGAGGACGAGTTCTTGACGGCAGTGATAAATTCCTTCGCGCCTCTCGTCTTGCGTTCTTCTTCCTGCGCCCACTTGATTGCCTGCACCGCAGACGCGCTTGAGTCGAAACCATGTTCCCTGATGTGGTCTAGGGCTTTCAGAGCGACTTCGCGGGCGGCGTCGGCGTGAGCGTCCCACATCTCGACGGTTTTATCTACCAGTTTGATTTCCATCTTTGCGGAGGCTTTGGCAAGCAGAGCATCCCCCCTGTCGTGCCATGCGTATTCCCCAGACCAGTCCCTAAGTTGAGCGTAAGAGGGGATTCTGCCGTGTTCGTCCTTGATCCCCTTTTCGGTCAAGTGTTCCAACAGCTTTTGTAAAGAAGGTCTACCCGCAGAATACCATACGTTAAAAAGGTTCTCGATGTACCTTTGTGAATATTCGGTGAACTGACTCAAGAGATGTCGATGAACCTCTGTATTCGTTCGATTTCGAGTTGGATACCTTTATCGGCGTCCGCGTACTCTTTAGGGAACGTCTTATCTCCGACTTTATAGACAAATCGAATACCCTTCCCAATGAAGGTTGCTGACTCAAGAGGAGTGCCAAACTGGTCGGCAAGTTTTTTG